AGTTGATTTTGGATGGGCTATTAAAGTAGCATTTTTAACAGACGATTTAGTAGATGCTGCTATAGTACCTGAAGTAGGAGATGTTATTTTATATCAAGAAAGTTACTTTGAAGTTGACAACACAGTTCACACTCAATATTTTGCTGGCAAAGACCCCGACTACCCATATGGTACAAACCCGCTAAACCCAGGCCTAGAAAACTTTGGCTATAATGTAAGTTTAGTATGTGATGGTCATTACATCCCAGCAGATCGTGTTAATATTATTAAACAAAGATTATAATGGCTAAGCAAAGAAAAGTAACACCTAAAACACAGAGAGAAATAAGTGAGTCTCTACAAGAACCACTTACACCTGGTGGTCCTGGATTTGCTCCTACTGGTAATCCTAATGATGCTAACAAACCTAATAGAGCAGAACAAACATCATTTAAAGACGATACAGTAAAACCATTTTCCGTTGGATTAGAAGATTTAGACTGGGCTGTAATGTATTATTTCCAAAATGTTATTAAACCAACTGTTAAACAAAATAATGAACTAATCCCTGTCCCAGTAATATATGGTTCACCTGAAAAATGGAAATCAGTTCAAAAAGATGGATATTATAAGGATTTGAATGGTAAAATAATGGCTCCGCTATTAATGTTTAAAAGAAATAACATTGAAAAAAACAGAAGTTTAGCTAATAAATTAGATGCTAATCAACCTAATAATGTAGCCGTATCAAGTAAAAAATATAGCAAACAAAATGCTTATAGTAAATTTAACATATTAAATGGTATCAAACCAGAACAAACACTATACGCTACAGTTGTGCCTGATTATCTAACAGTAACATATGATTGTGCTGTGTTTACTTATTATAATGATCAATTAAACAAAATTATTGAAGCAGTTGAATACGCTTCTGACGCATATTGGGGTGATCCGGAACGCTTTAAATTTAAAACCAATATTGATTCATTTACATCTACTGTAGAATTATCAGATAATGCTGAAAGGGTAGTAAAAAGTACTTTTACTCTTAAAATGCATGGATATATTATACCGGATACAATACAAAAAGGTACAACATTTGTAGGTAAATTTTCAAATAGAAACCAATTAGTAGTAACCTCAGAAGTAGTTGTAAATATTAATAACTTACCAACTCTTTAGTGATATTTATAATAAACAAAAAATAAACAACAAAAATTAATTTTATGGAAAACAAAGTTTTAACACAAGAAGAAATTCAATCTTTAAAGACAATTCAAACTAACCAATCAAACTTGGTTCAAGCCTTAGGAACAGTAGAATATCGTATTCAACTTTTAGAATTAGATAAACAATCTCTTAAATCACAACTTCAAAAACAAATTGAAGATGAAACTAAAGTAGCTAAAGAACTTCAAGAAAAATATGGTGACGGAAATATTGATTTAGAAAAAGGAGAGTTCATCCCGGTTTCATGATTTTGACGTTTTTTAAGATATTTATAATTAAAACAAACATAACGTAAACCATGGCAGAAACTTTAATATCACCAGGTGTATTAGCGAGAGAAAATGATTCTTCATTTGTATCTCAAGGCCCTGTAACTGCAGGAGCAGCTATTGTAGGCCCAACAGTACTAGGCCCAGTAGGTATTCCTACTGTAGTCACCTCCTATTCTCAATACCAACAAAAGTTTGGAACTACTTTTACAAGTGGAGCAGCCGCTAGTAGCCAAACCTACACTTATTTTACCTCTATAGCAGCATATAATTATTTTGCTAATGGAGGAACTTCATTATTAGTAACTCGTGTAGTAAGTGGATCTTATATACCAGCTACAAGTAGTGCTATAGTAAGTGCTAGTGGAGCATCTACTTCGGTATTCATTTTAGAAACACTTACTGAAGGGGCACTTGCTAACAGCACTAGCCCAGAAGTTAGTGGGTCATTGACAAGCGGATCAGCTAATAACTTAAGATGGCAGATTGTAAACTCAAACACATCTTCAGGAACATTTGATTTATTAATTCGCCAAGGTAACGATAATAATATTAACCCAACAATATTAGAAACGTGGGCTGGTCTATCATTAGACCCGTTCGCATCTAATTATGTTGCCGCAGTATTAGGTGATTATAAGTACACTTATCAAACAGATGGATCTACAGCCTATTTACAATTAACAGGTAGTTTCCCAAATCGCTCAGCTTATGTTCGTGTAAAAGCAGTTAACTTTACTACTCCTAATTATTTTAATAATGATGGAACTCCAAACGTATCGTTTACTGGATACTTACCTATCAATGCTAGTGGATCATTTGGTGGAGCAGCAGGAGCTGTAGGAGCAGGAGCTAATTTTTACCAAAACATAAACAATACAAATACTCAAGGTTTAGTACCTGTTAATTACACTGCTAGTTTAGCACTATTAGCAAATGCTGATGACTACAAATACAATGTATTGCTAACCCCAGGTATATGTAATTCACTTACAAATCATGCTAGTGTTGTAACTACTATTATTACTAACACTCAAAACAGAGGTGATGCTATTTATGTAGCTGACTTAGTACCATACGGTAGCTTAGTAACAGACATAACAACACAAGCTTCTACAAGAAATACATCATATGCTGCTGCTTACTGGCCATGGTGTCAAGTACAAGACCCAGATAGTGGATTAAATGTATGGGTACCAGCTTCAACTGTAATAGGTGGAGTATATGCTTATAATGATAGCGTTTCTGAACCATGGTTTGCACCAGCAGGTATAAACAGAGGTGGATTAAGCACTGTAATCAGAGCTGAAAGACGTTTACCACAAGGTGATAGAGATACTTTATATAACGGAAAAGTAAATCCTATTGCTACATTAGCAGGAACTGGAGTAGTAGTATTTGGACAAAAGACATTACAAACAAGAGCAAGTGCTTTAGATCGTGTAAATGTTCGTCGTCTATTAATTGCTCTTAAGTCGTATATTTCTCAAGTTGCTAACAACTTAGTGTTTGAACAAAACACAGCTGCTACAAGAAATAACTTCTTAGCACAAGTTAACCCATACTTAGAAAGTGTTCAACAAAGACAAGGTTTGTTTGCATTCCAAGTAATAATGGATGATAGTAATAACACACCAACAGTGATTGATCAAAATCAAATGGTAGGACAAATTTATATTCAACCTACTAAAACTGCTGAATTTATTTACTTAGATTTCAATATTACACCAACTGGAGCAACTTTCCCAGCATAAGATTTAAAGATTGAATATTTATAATAAACAAAAAACATGGCAATATTAAATTCAAACGAAATATTCTTCACAGCATTTGAGCCTAAACAGGCTAACAGATTCATCCTATATATGGATGGTGTGCCTAGCTACATTGTGAAGGGAGTAAACGCAATTACTTTAACTCAGGGTGAAGTACCTCTAAATCATATCAACGTACAACGTAAAGTTAAAGGTAAAACAGTGTGGAACGATGTAACAATGACATTATTTGACCCAATTACTCCATCTGGAGCACAATCAGTAATGGAATGGGTACGTTTACACCATGAATCAGTAACAGGTAGAGATGGATATTCTGACTTTTATAAAAAGGATTTAGTATTAGATGTTTTAGGACCTGTAGGAGACGTAGTAAGTGAATGGATTCTTAAAGGCGCATTTATAAAAGACGCTAATTTTGGTGATTATAGTTGGGATCAAGCCGATCAAGCTGTTAATATCACAATGACTGTAGCTGTCGATTACTGTGTATTAAACTTCTAATTTCACTACTTAACAATAAAAAGAGCTCGCTTTTAGCGAGCTTTCTTTTTTTAATATTTATAATAAAATAATATGTCACAAGATTTAGTATCACCCGGCGCTAGTAATAGTGAAGCAGATAAAACTGGTAATGCAGCATACATTGCAGCTTCAACTCGAACCCCAGTTAAAGGATTATTAGGGCTATTAGATAAAAATAGTAGCTTAACTCTTGGTATTAAAAGTGATGCTCCTTCCCAATTTGTACAACAATATTCATCTACAAAAACATACTTGTCAACGACACA